GGTCCGGCTTACTCAGCTTGTCCCAGAACACCAGCTCCCCCTTGGATCCGCGCCGCACACCCGGCGCACAGCCGCGTGCCGGCGACCGAGGTGTGGACGATCTTCTTCAGGTTCCCACACTCGCTGCAGCAGCGGGCCGCGACCGACTCGAGCGTGGTCTGGGCCGCAAGCAGCGCTTCCTCGAGGTAGGGGCCGGCGAGCGGCGCGCCGTCAAGGTCGCGCTCGCCGTGCGTGGCCCGGCGCACGAGCTCGAGGATTCGCTCGCGGCGATCGCTCAGGTCGCTCATGTGTTCAGGTTGCCGGTCATCACGGCTGACGACAGCTTCGTGCCGCCCGGTGCCGCGGCCTCGATCGCCGGCACGACGCCGCGCTTCAGCAGATCCGCCTTGGCCGCGGCGAGCTCGGCGTTGAACGCGCCGATCGCGGCGGCCAGTGCGGCGATGAACTTCTCGTCCCGGGCCACCGTCACCACCTCCGGCGGCAGCGTTGGGTGGAAGCCGAGCCACGTCCACGTCTTCCGGCCGCTGATCCAGAGCGCCCCCTGCATCTGCGCCATGTAGGGGCTCAGGTCGCCGCTCCCGAGCGCCCGCAGGAACCCGATGTGCTTGGCGGCCTTCAGGCACTTCACCTCGAGGCCGCGATCCTCGCCCATCAGCCCGTCCGGCGAGCAGCCCACGGTGCCGGCGTCGTCGGTGATGAACCCCACCCGCTCGACCTCGAGGCCGGTCTGGAGCTCGAACCACTCGATCGCGTCCTGCTCCATCTCGCGGCCGCGGTCCATGAAGTCCGAGCCGTCCTCGCCCTCGAAGATCCCGAGGCTCCACTCCGCGAGCAGCTCGTTGAGGTAGGTCTCGGCGCCGGTGGTGCTGGGCTTCAGGGTCTTGGCCGAGATGATGCGGTGGAAGCAGCTCGCGGTCGGCATCCCGGCCTGGGCCATCTTCCACTCCGGCGTGCCCTGCACGACCTCGAGGATCTTCATCGGTCTTCCACCCGGAGGCCGAACGGCACGCCACCGTTGGCGAGGAACCGCCAGTGCTCGAGCACGGCATCGGCGGCCTTCTCACCGTCCGCGAGCTTCTTCGTGGCCTGCTCCTTCAGCCACGCGAGGGAGTCTGGCGAGATGGTCGTGAACAGGCTCTCGTACTGCGGGTAGAGCGCCTCGCTGTACTTCAGGATCCGCGCCGGGCCGTCCTCGTGCAGCCAGTGCTTCCAGAACTCCCAGAAGATCGCGCCGGCCTGAAAGCCGGTGATGCCACCCTCGGGGCTCCGCTCGACTGCCCACGCCGCACCGACTGCCGCAGCCGCGCAGGCATGGCAGATCGTGCCGTAGTCGTGACCGTAGTCCTCGGTGAGTTTGCGGAGGAACTCCGGCAGCTTCTCGAGGGTCATCTCCCGGGCCTCGGCGTACCACTCCTTGTGGACGCCCTGCTCTTCGGTGATCGGCTGACGCGGGCTCATTGGGCGCCTCCCGCCGGCGCGCCGCGCCGGGCCTCGAGCGCCTTGATCAGGCGCGGGTAGTGCTGCGCGAGAATCTCGCCCACCGACTGCACCTTCGCCGTCCGCAGCACCTTCTCCATCGGGACCTTCACCTCTTCGGCCAGCGCCTTGAGCGTGACCTGCTGGTCCTCGCTGATGGTCTCGGCCTGCTTCACCGCGTCGTCGTCCGAGTCGGTGGTCGAGAGGCCCAGCACCTGAATCAGCGACTGCCGGCGCGCGTAGGTGAGCGCCGCGGCGTGCCGCTGCGGGCCGCTCATGCGATCGGCGGCGTCGAGTGGGCACACGAACGTCGCGGTGGTACTGTACCCGTTCGCGTGGCGCAGCGTGCAGACGCACTTCAACGTCTGGCCCTCGATGACCGAGTCCCACGAGTAGGCCAGCCCCTCCTTGCCGAGCAGGGGGTTGATGACGCGGGCGATCTGGTCGATCTCGGCGTAGGCGTACTCGAAGTTGCTGCCACTGCGGGTGGCGATCTTCGCGGTGCTCGTCTTCGGGATCGGCGGGCAGGTGGTCTGGAACCGCGACAGGGCGCCGTTGAACTCCATCGCGGCCGCGCGATCGCCCAGCCGCTCGTAGAGCTGGGTCATCTTCTCGAGCTTCTCGAGGCTCACCCCGTCATCGAGCGCCTTCGAGAGCAGCGCGACGATCGAGCCGGGCTCCATCGTCATCACCGCGGCCTCGCCGGTCGGGGCCGGCGCTGCCGGCCTGCGACGACTCACAGCTTTCCCGGGCTGCTGCACAGCCTCTCCCTCTGGTGCCGACATCACTCCTCCTCGCGCCGGCGGCGCTTCATGTAAACCTTCATGTAGGCGTTGAAGCAGATCCGGCAGCGGACCCGCCTCTTTTTGCCCTTGCCCCGCGCCAGCGCATTCTTGCCGCTGATCGGGTGCCCGAACCTGCAGGTGCGTGTCGTCATGTTAGTCCCGAAGTTAGGCATCGCGTTAGGCAAGGTCAAGCCGGAAAATACTGCGGCCCGCCCGGAGTCCGCTAGGTGCTCCGAACGGGCCGTTCGCACTGGGGGTCCGTGATCCCGTCCCGCTCGCGCGTTGTGGTGATCTCCCAGTGCGGTGGTTGCAGGCCCGGGGATTGAACCCGGATGGAGCTGGTTATGGGCCAGCCGAGGTCGCCGTCCCTCCCGCCTGCGTCGTCTTCTCGCCCCCGCTACCAGCCGGGATCCGGTGGCCGCGCCATCGCCTGACTCCAGCGAGCGGTATCTTCTCCACGACTCGATCCCGGCACCGCGCAATCTACGGGCGGGGTGTGACAGTGCAAGCCTACGGTGACCAGACGATCGCCAGCCCGATCGAGTTCTGCGGCTTGGGCAGGAGCTGCTCCCCGAGGTAGGCCCCGACATGGACGTGCGGCAGGCAGGGGTGCCACGAGACCAGCTTGCACTCATCGGCCTTGACCACGGCCTGCCCGGCCCGCCGGAGGGTCAGCAGCGCCCGCTCGGTGGTGTCGGCCTCGAGCCGGGCGTCCCGGTAGGCCGCGAGCGCCGAGCTGGTGGCCGCCTGCTGCTCGGTCAGGGATCCCCGGAGCGAGCCCACGACGCCCGTCAGAGCCCCGACCTGCCGGAGCAGCCCTCCTATGCTGTCGGAGGCCGTCTTCGCCTGCTGGACCGCCAGCGCGGCGGCCTGCGCCAGCTTCTGAGCGGAGTCGGCTGAGATCACCCCAGCCTTGGCGGCCTGCTCGTGCTGGGCCCCCTGCTCGAGGTGGAGCTGGGCCGCCTTCTGGAGGGCCAGTACGGTGGTGTCCTGCTTCCGCAGAATCCGGAGCGTTTCGATCATCTTGGAGGTCGCCACGCTCTGGAGCTCGGCGGCGTAGTGGTCGGTCAGGTACAGGTAGCCCAGCGCGCCGGCGGCGGCCAGCAGCACGAGGTAGACCGGCCAGCGGAACCAGTTCGAGATCGGCCGGGTCAGGATGGTGACGATCGGGTGTGGATCTGGCGGTGTGCCGCTCACGTGCCCTCCAGCTCAGCGGTAGAAGCGGAAGAAGCCCTGCGGCAGTCCCTCCACGACGACTTCGGTCTTGCCAGCGACCCAGCCCGGGGCGCTGTACGGGGGGTTCATCGAGATGGGGCTGTAGTACCAGAGCGCACCCTCGGCGGCCGGCGCCGGCGCGCCACGCCACTGCGTGAGGCAGGCCCAGACGTGGTCGGGGAACCAGTGGCCGGCCATCGCCCGCTGCCAGTAGTCCTGCCCGACGCCGCTGAACTGCTTCGGCTCGAGCACCACCAGCACCGGGTCGTTGGGGAACCGCGGGTCCTGCGCCCGCGCGCGGATCACGTTGCAGACCGCGCCGATCGCGAGCTGGATCTCGTCCGGCGTGAGGGCCGAGCTGCCCGGCGGCGGGACCTCGGTCGCGATCACCACCGCGACGGCCCAATCCTTCCCGTCCTGCGGGATCACGAGTCGCGCCGGCCGAAGAAGGGCAGGTGGAGATCCTGCGCGGCCCCCTCGAGCACGCCCATGAAGGCTTTGGTCTTGTCAGGGAACAGGGCGAAGCAGCCGCCGAGCACCAGACAGGCCCCGAGCACCACGAAGAGCGCCGCGACCGCGGTGGCGAGCTGCACACCCTTGAGGACGATGCCGTAGGCCACGAGCCCGACGAGCGCGAAGCCGCCGGCGATCAGCACGGTGCCGACGATGTAGCCGCCGGGCCCGGTGCGATCGGAGATCGTCGGCGCGGCGGCGAAGGCCTTGAGCCCGATCATAGTCTGGCTGGCCGAAGGCCGCGGGACCGCGGGTGGCGCGGACGGTGCGCTCATCGACGTGCCTCCTTGGGGACCGTTTCGGCATCGACCGGATCCGGTGCCAATGGCCCAAAGCTGGGGTCTAACGTGCCCGGACGCAAGATCTGCTCGACCGCCATCCCGCGATCGGCCTGCTGGCAGCGGGTCTGGTTCCGGCTCCGGACGTCCGGCACTTGGCAGATCATCTGCAGCAGCTCAGTGACCTCGCTCTGCAGCCGGGCCGTGGCTTCCTCGTGATCGCGCAGGGCGAAGCCCAGCCGGATCCCACCCGCGATCAGGACCGCGGCCAGCGTGACGCCGAGGATCTCTTGGCGGCCGATCTTGATGCCGCCGCGGGGGATGTCCGGCAGGGCCATGGGCGCCTCAGAAGCCGAGTTTGACCCGGACGAGCAGGCCGACGATGAGCCCGACCACGAGGCCGAGCGCGAACTGGTGACGCCGGAAGTAGGTGATCAGCTTGCCCGCGTCGGTGTTGGGACCGGGAACGGGGATGCTCATGGAGATCCTCCTAGTGACCTGACGCCGCTCGCTTGAGCTGCGCGCGCCATGTCTGGCGCTGGGTTTCGCCCTGCGACAACATCTGCTCCTGCAACTTCACATCGGGCGCCTCGACGGCGGCGCGGGCGGCGTTCTCGAGGAGCTGCTGCTGGACGAGCCGCGTGACCTCCGCGGGGTCCATCTTCGCCAGCTCCGGGTCCTGCGCCATCGCGGTCTGCGCGAGGGTCTCGGCCGCCTGATACCGCGGATCTGCCATCTCGAACTGCACCGCCTGCCGGGCCGCGTGGCCGCGGATCTGGGCCCGCTGCTGGTAGGTCTCGTCGCTCTCGTCCGGCAGCCGCTTGGTGGTCGGCATCAGCGCACCGACGCGCACCACCTCGCGGAGCTGGGGATCCTCGTCGGTCGGATCCGGCCGCGAGCCGAAGGGATTGACGAGGGTGTTGACCGGGCTCCGCTGCTCGGGCACCGGGTCGCCCCAGATGTTGAGCCGGGGCATCGTGCCCGCGCGTGTCACCGGCAGGTTGCCGCGGACGTCCTGCCCGAGCCCGTGCGGCCGGCGCTGCAGGGTGTCGGCGGCCTCTGCGATGTGCGTGACGAGGTTCGCCCCCGGGATCAGCGCCGAGCCGAGCTGCTGGCCCCAGCGCGCGCCGGCGCCGAGCGGATCCGCCACAGCTTCGGTGGCCGACTGCGTCCCGCGCATGAAGCTTTCCTGCGCCGCCACGGCCGGCATCGAGGTCAAGGCCGCGAGCGCCTGCTGGCCGGTCGTGAGCTCCGGCTTCCGGAAGGCCTGCGCGGTCACCGCGCCGGCCGCGATCGGGAAGCCCAGCGGGCCCAGCGCCAGCAGGCTGTGCCAGCGGCCGAAGAGCTTGATCTGGAAGCTGGCCGCGTTCTGCGCGTCCCGCGCCTGCCGCTCCCGTGGATCGGTCGTCGGGCCGCCGGTCAGGATCCCGTGCTGGGCCGCCTTGAGGCCGAGGTAGTAGAGCGCCGAGCCCACGCCGAGCCGGCTCGCCCGGGTCAGGAACTGCGCCTGCAGCGCCTGCCGCTCGGCCGCCGGCGCGGCATCCTGCACGGCGCGCATCAGCCGGATCAGGCTCGCGCTCGTCGGGCCGATCCCGAGCGGGGTGGTCTCGAGACCGCGGCCGATGATGTTGGTCGAGATCTTCACGAACGGCGCCAGCGCCTCGCTCGCGAGGTACGCCCCGCGGGCCGCGAGGTTGGCGTGGCCCTTGAGCGCGCCCTCCTGCTGCGCGTTGGCGAGGAACTGCTTCAGCCGGTTCATGCCGGTCGCCAGCGCATTCTTCGCGAGGAACGTGGCGTGGTCGGCATCGCTCATCGCGCCGGCCTGCATCTCGTCGGTCGGGTTCGCCGCGAGCTCGCGGACCCGGGCGCGGTAGGCGTCCCCCACCAGCGGCTTCCCGCCGGTCACCGGCGCCGCGGCGGCGCGCGCTTCCTCATTGGCCTGCAGGATCGCCCGCTCCCAGAGGCTCTGCTGGTAGGCCGGCTGCCAGCCGAGCCGGTGCAGGAGCCCGTGGGTCCGGCCCACCGCGTTCTCGTAGACGTCGAGCGCCTGCATCCCGTGGTAGTAGGCCTTCCCCAGCGTGCCGTCCGGCTCTTCGACCGGCACGTTGGTGACCTCGCCCCGCTCCAAGATGCCCGTCCCGCGGCCGCCGCCCGGCACCGGCTCGCCGTGCAGGATCCGCTCGCCCTCGGTGCCGATACCGCGGATCGCGGCCTTCGCCGCCTCGCCGCGGAACTCCCCGAGCAGCGCCCGGCTCCGCACGCCGGTGTAGGTCTGCAGCATCCGATCGGCCAGCACCTCGAGCGCGCGCGTCGGGCCGGCGTGGAACATCCACAGGTCGGCCTGCGAGCCGGTGAGGATCCGACCCGCGGTGGTGAGCGAGCTGATCAGGTTGGTCTTGAAGAACCGGGCCAGCTTCTGGGCGGCCGTGGCCTGCTTGAGGCTCGCCACATAGCGCGACAGGCCCTCGACGTCCTTCGCCTCGAGCAGCGCATTGATCCGGGTCCGCACGGTGTCGGGCAGCTTGTCGTAGTCGTCGCCCAGCAGCCGGAGCGCGCGGATGTGCCACGCGGTGGGATCCAGCGTCTGGCTCGCGAGGATCCGGTTGTACGCGAGATCGCGGCCCTGCGCGGTGCCTGAGAGCATCGCCTTCCGGGTCCGGTCGTCCACCTGATCCTGCAGCCGCCGGAGCTGGGCGTCGAGCGCGACGTTGTCGGGATCCAGCTCGGCCTGCTTTCCGAGCGCCACCAGCCGCTCGTTCTGCACGTTCAGGAGGATCCGGTGCGCGAGTCGCTCGTCGCCGGTCAGCCGGTTGAGCGGGATCCGGTCGAGCGCCGCAGGATCCGCGGCGATCTTCTGCGCGTTGGCGAGCGCGACGTCGAAGCCGCGCACCCCGCGGCCCTCGGGATAGATCCGCGCGACGGTGCGCTGGATCGCGGCCTCGAGCGAGGCACGCTCCTCCGGCGTCCGCGGATCCATCCGATCGATGTTGAGGAAGTCGGTGGGATCCACCATCCCACCGAGGTGCGCCTGCTCGGCGCTGAGCTCGGGCAGGTGCGGCGCGGCCATCGGCCGGCCGGACTCCGGCAGGCCTTCGGCTTCGGGCGCTACGGCCTCGGGGGCCGGGGCTGCAGCAGGCTCTTCCCCACCGCGGAGGGCGAGGCCCCCCGCGAGGACGCCGGCCGCCCCGCCGAGGAGTGCGTTGCGGACCCGCTCGCCGGGCGTGTCGCCGGTGGCGTAGCCCCCGGCAGCCCCAGCCCCGGCGCCAGCGAGTGCTCCGACGACTTGGCGGGCCGCGACGGCTCGCTGGGGGGATTGGGCGCCGAAGAAGGGTCGCCTACGAAGGGCCGCGGCAGCCCGTTCAGCCGGTGTAACAGGCCCAAGGTCGCGTCCAGCGAGCTCGGTGGCGTAGCGTCGGGCGAGGTCGTCGCGGGCGGCGCGGAGTCCGGGGTATCGGTCGAACCACGCAACATCGGCGTCCTCCAATCGCTGGATCCCGGCCTTGCGGCCGAGCTCGGCCCAGCCCTTGTTGAGCAGCTCGAACTGCGGCCGGTTGAACTTCAGCCCCTGCCCATCGGCCGTCTGCACCACGAACGTGGGGAGGCCGCTGTTGGGCTCGTAGCGCACGCCGCTCTGCCAGCTCTGGAGATCCCCGTTCAGAATCTGCAGCCCCTTGTAGGGCTCGGGCTCACCCCGCAGCAGGCGCGCGGTGCCGACCACCGGCTCGTGCTCCACGATCTGCGAGCCCTTCAGCACCCACGACTCATAATGATACCGACTGAGGTCGCCGTCGTCGATGCCTAACGCACGGTACGCCGACCGCACATTCTCGCGGATCCCGCGCTCGATCGCCTCGTAGATCGCGAGCCCCTTCGGCCCGTTCAGGACCGTCGAGAGCGGGCCGTACACTTCCTTGCCCTCGAGACCCGGCGTGCCGTCCCACAGGTCCCGCACCTTGATCCGGTCGAGCACCATCACGTCCGGCTTGCCCGAGAGCAGCAGCGAGAAGCTCAGCGTCTTCGTATCGAGCCCGGTGCCGCGGCCGAGGTAGCCCACCAGCAGCCGGCGCGCCTCGGCGCCGCTCAGGTTGGGATCCGAGAAGGCCTGCCGGATCTTCTCGAGCGTGCCGTTCGCGTTCATCTTCTCGAGCACGTTGCCGAAGCGCCGGGCGTTGTGCGCGATCTGCCCACCCAGCCGGCCGGTCTGGCCGCCCTTGGGATAGAGGTCGTCCACGAAGGCGTTGTACTCGCCGCGGTTGAACTTCCCCGCGGCCACGTCGTCCAGCATATCCCAGAAGCCGCGGCCGTTCACCCGGTGCTCGAGGATCTCGAGCATCGCGGAGTCCGACAGGTAGGCCGGCGCCTGCGGCGACATCGCGACCTGCAGCAGCAGCGCCGTCACCGCGCGCTGCTGTGTCGGCACGTCGGCCTTCACGGTGGGATGGGTGCCCTCGAGGATCTGGCGGATCTCGCCCGTCAGGGCCATCGCCTTCTCGGAGGCCATCCGCTGCTCGAGCCCCTGCGGGGTGGCGTCCTGCCCGTGCATTGCGCGGAGATCCGAGAGGATCCGCTCGACGCCGCTGCCATCGGTGCGGGCCATCGCGATCGCGTGCTCCGGGGCCTTGGGCACGACGTCCGAGCGGAAGACCTGCTGCATGGTCCGGCCCCACGTCGCGTCGTCGGCCAGCGGCTGCGGCGCGACCTGCTGGAGTCGGTCGAGCTCGGCGCTCACGACCGGGATCTTCGCCTCGGTGTAGCCCTCGCCGGCGAGCGGCGCGCCGCGGCTCTCGAGGCCCAGCCGCTCCGGCGCCGGCGTGGTGAAGTCGGCCGGCAGACCGAGTTGCTGCCGCTCAGCCTGCACGCCCAGCTTCCCCGACTCGCCCTCGGCGCCGAAGATGGTCGGCAGGAGCGCGCCGGCGGCCGCGCCCTCGACGGCGCCCAGCGCCCGGTTGTCCGGAGTCTGCGCGGCACCCACGGCCGCGCCGGCACTGGCGCTGCCGAGCGTGGTCAGCACCTGCGGGTGGATCGCGCCGGCTTCGGCGCCGGCCGGCGCGAGGAGCTGCCGGCCCGCGGGCTCAGCCACGTAGAACTCGCGGTAGCCCTTGCCCGAGAAGACCCCGCCCACGATGTCATCGACCGGCACGTCGCGGCTCACGAGCTGCCGGCGACTGCCGGCGCCGTACATCTTCTGGAACTCGCCGGCGAAGTCGTGGTCGGTCCACCGCGAGAAGAGCCGGTTGCCCTCACCCGGAGCCGCCACCCGCCAGAGCTTCACGGTGTCGCCGTACCGCTGCCGGATCGCCTCACGCACCGGCTGCCACGCATCGTAGAACTCGCGCAGCGAGCTCGGGTCGTGCAGCGCCACGCGATCGACCGAGGGCACGGTGTTGCTCCACATCCCCTCGACGTCGGTCTGCATGGCGCGGCCGATCGGCGTATCGGTCTTCACCGAGGCCCACGTCGATCGCATCAGCCGCGCGAGCGGATCCACGATCTGCGGGCGCTCGGATCCAGCGACCGGCGCCCGCCGCCAGAGCTCGTCGGACATCTCGGCCGGCGCCGCCGGCGCGGTTTCTGCTGGCGCCGCGGCCGCCGGCTGGACGATCGTCGGAGTCTCCTCCGGGGCGAGCGGCTCGGTGGCCGGCTGGCTCGAGGGCTTGTACACGGTCCCGCGCGCCCACGCCGGCCGCGGCTCCCAGTTCTCCGGCCGCCACGGCTTTGGCGTGGCCCGCGGCCAGCCGCCGGTCTCGGGCGGCCGCACCGGAGGCACCGCGGCCGGCAGATCCTGCGAGCGCTCCGCGGGCGAGCTGGGCGGCTCCTCGGGCGCGATCGCCTCGAGGGGGTCCCCGGCCGCGCGCGCCGCCGCCTTCCGCCGCAGGTAGGCGTTGACGCCGGTCTCGAGCGCCGTGCCGACCACCTCGCCGCCGGCACCGAACGCCACGCCCTGCCGGAAGCCGCTCGTCGCCGCCTCGTTGACTCGCTCGAGGCTGGGATCAGGACTCAGGGCTTCCTGCGCCGCCGAGAAGAGCCCGAGCTGGGATCCCGTGCGCGCGCTTGCCACCGCCGCGCGCTCAGCCAGCGGCAACGCGAGCGGCTCGCCGGCCTCGAAGAGCTTCGACGCACCGGGCAGCATCGCCATCTCGGTGCCCATCCGCATCAGGCCCTGCCCGATCTGCACGACCGGCGGGTTCTGGGATCCGAACGACTCGAGCCAGCGCCGCTCCCGCCGCTGCGCGCCCGCAGCCTCCTCGAGCTTCTCCTGTACACCCGGCAGCTTGAGGGTGCCGGCTGCGGTGGCCCCGAGCTCGGTCAGGTATTGGAGCGGCGCGCCGGCGACGGTGCTGACCGCCTGCGCGGCCGCGCTGCCGGCGGGGCTCGCCTCGACTCGCTCGCGGAAGCTGCGCTCGGCCGGGCTCTCGGGTGCGTTCTCGGTGGCCGTGACCGCGGCGCGGCGCTGCTGCGCGGCGAGGTACTGGGTCGGGGAAGGCTGCTGCAGCTCGTCGGGCGCCACGCCGGCCGGCGCCGGCATCGGCGTGAACTCGCGCTCGACCTGCGCGGTCGCGTCGTCTGGGGCGGTGCCCTGCTGCGTGAGCTGGGCCCAGCGCGCGCGCTTCGCCGCGCGCACCTCCGGCGGCACGTTCAGATTCGGCGTGACGGGCCCCGACACCGGCTCCGGGCCCGGATCCGGTTGCACCGGAGCGTCAGGCATCGGCTAGTACGGGTTCACGGGACCGGCCGGCTGAGCCCCGCCGCCGCTCCCGACCAGCGTGCTGGTCAGGGATCCCGCCGGCAGGCCCATCTGGCGCTCGATCGACGCCGCGGCGCGCCGCTTGGCGCCCAGCAGGGCCGCCTGCACCGCCTCGGTCGGCGCCCCGGCCGGCAGGCGGTGCGAGGCGATCTCGGTGTTCAGAGCTGTCTGGAACGCCCGCTGAGCCTGCGCGATCTGCGCGGGTGTGAGCTGGCCGGCCGGCGGCGCGCCTTTGCCGGGGGCCGGCGCCTCTCCACCAGCCGCCTGACCGCGCGGCACCCAGACCCGCTTGCCCCCGCGGATCACCTGCACCAGCGGCTCGCCGGCGCCGGAGGGGGCGGCCTTGAGCGCCATCTTGTCCGCGAGGGTCATCGGGGTGGGCGCCACCCCGCCGGTCGCCGTCGTCCCGCCCGGCTTCGGAGCCGGCAGGTCGAGGAGTGCCCTGCCCACTGCCGCCTTGGTCGGCGTCGTGCTGTAGAGCGGGGTGCCCCCGGGTGTGGTGACCGTGGGCCGCTGGAGACCGCCGGGCAGCGTCACGCCGGTCGGCCCCGCGCCCGGAATCTGCACGGTGGGCCCCGCGCCCCACTGCGGGGTCGGCGCCTGCGTCGTGAGGCCGGCGCCGCGCAGGCTCACCGCCTCCGCGATGTCCCGCGAGCGCTCGTCCGCGTTCTCCCGCGCCACGCGATCGGCTTCCTGCTCGGTCTGCAGGTTGTGCTCGAACTGGGTGTTCTTCGCGCCCTGATAGGTCTGCAGCGCGCTCCCGATCATCGCGCCGATCGGGTCCTGTTCGCCACCCAAGGGGTACGGGCTGTACGCCTGCCGCATCAGCGGGTAGGGCGCCCGGAACACGCTCGAGGATGGCATCCCCCACGAGCCGCCCATCAGAGCAACATCGACGCGCCGAACCCGAGCGCGCTCCCGATCCCCGACAGCAAGCTGGCCTTCCGCTGGGCCGCCATCTGCTGCCGCATCGTGTCCTGCTCGTTGGCCGCGAGGCCCGCGCCCATCGCCTCGCCGGCGGCCTGCTTCGCGTAGCCGCCGACCTCCTTGCCGTAGGCGCTGGCGATGTCGCCGGCCGCCACGTTCGCCTGTCCGCTCCGCAGGGCGCCGGTCGAGTTGAGGCCGCCGAGCATGGTGCCGATCTGCTGGGAGAGCGGACGCTCGGCGGTGTCGGCCAGCCCCTGCGCGCCGATCTGGGCCTTCTTCTGGGCCTGATCGACATAGCCGCCGGTGCTGAAGGGGTTGCTCATGTCGTACCTCCGAACTGCGCGCTCATCGGCATCGCGGTCGCCATCGAGCTCGGCGCCGCCCGCAGCAGCCGCTGGCCCACCGCGGGCACCACGCCCCGCATGGTGTTGCCCGGGAGCTGCGCCGGCGCGTTGGGGTCGGCGTTCTCGGGCCGCTCAGCCATCCGGCGCTGGAGCAGCATCTGGCCCACCGTCGCCGCCGAGGGCGCGGGCGTCTGGGGCTGCGGCTGGAAGCTGGTCAGAGATCCCATGGTCACGGCTTCAGGTTAGCGGTGGCGAACTGATGATGCACGCTGTTCAGGACCACGTTGTCGCTGCCGGTGCCCACGATCCGGACCTGAAGGTTCTCGTCGCCACCGGCCGGCGTGAAGCCGGTCCACGAGCCGGCGAAGGATCCGGCCGGCGCGCCGGCCGGCATCGTGACGCTCGCCATCACCTGCCCGGTCGTCACGTTGTAGACCTGCACCGTCGCATCGTGCGCCGCGGGCGGCGTGCCGTACACCACGCACCGGCAGAGATTCCCGCCGGCGTCCGCGTGGTCCACGACGGCGCCCATCGCCGCGCAGGTGGCCGCGCCCCCCGAGAGGGCGATTGTGGTGCCGGCGTAGTTCTGGTGCAGCGGCACGGTGGCGTGGTTCGTGACGCGGCCCAGCGCCCGCTGCAGCTCGTCCTTGAGCCCGGCGAGGTGCGGGTCGGTCGGGGAGACCCCGAACTGGATGATCTGCCCGCGGGCCATCAGGCGTAGGCCGCCTGCGCGCTCATCGCGTTCCAGTTGCTGCCGTCGTACAGGAACGCGATCGAGCTGCGCTTGCCGGTGGCGTTGCCCGCATCGGACCACGTGTAGCCCTTGAAGATGGCGTTCCACGTGATCGCGAAGCCGCCCGCGCCACCCTGAATGAACGTGAAGCGGATGATCTGGCCGATCATCGGGGTGGTGGGCGCGCCGACCACGCGCGCCGCGGTGAGCGTGACCTCGCAGATCCCTCCCTCCGGGCCGCCCTGCAGCGTCCGCGGATCGAAGCCCGCCACCAGCGTGGCCTCCGCGATCGCCGGCGAGCAGTTGTTATAGACCGGCCCGGAGGCGTTCCCGCTAAACTGGCCGCCGATGACCTTGCTGCCGGCGCAGTCGCCGGCGCTGTCCACGATCGCCACGCCCCAGCGGGTGTTGTTGTTGCACCGCGGCTCCACGACCCGGCACCGCGGGCAGTTGACGCTGATGAAGATCCCGTCCTGCGTGGCCCCCGTGGCATTGTCGCAGGTCGGGTAGCGGATCGTCACATCGCTCACGTTGTTGAGCTCGATCCCGCGCGCGCCGTTCGCGTTGCACCACACCCCGTCGATCGTGGTGAAGCTCGCGGTCGAGGTGGTGATGTAAATCCCGCGGCTGGTGTTCGCGTCGAACCGGCCGCCGACGATCCGGCTCCGGGCCTGCAGGCTCATCCCGTGCGTGCCGTTCCCAACCGCGTGGCAGTTGAGGAACTCGTTGTCCACCGACAGGGTGTCGCTCGTGTAGCCGGCGCCGCTGTTGTAGTGGCTCTGGCAGTCCACGAAGCGGTTGCGCGTCGAGCCGTTCTTCAGCTTGAAGCCGTCGCCCGAGGTGATGCCGAAGGCCCGACAGCCGATCATCAGGTTGTCGTTGTCGCCCTGATAGGAGGGATCGCCCCACTGGAAGCCGACCGCGCCGCACCCGATCGCGCTGCAGAAGGCGAAGATGTTGTGGTGGCAGAACTGGCCGTGGCCGCAGACAAAGCCGCCATCGGTGAAGTTCAGCGCCTTGCAGTCGGTCCACGTGCAGTACATCGTGCCGTTCGAGACATCGAAAGCATCCCACGTCCCGTCGCGGCTGATGCACGAGAAGAACGTGATGTCCTGACAGGACCGCGCACCGAACGTCCAGCCGTCGCCGGCGCCGGCGAGATCGTGGACCGTGGAGCTGACGACGCGGCCACCTTGACACCGGAGCAGGTTGATGCCGGTCTGGGTCCCACCCTGCACGTCGATCCCCTCGATGTGCAGATCGATGCCGAAGCTGACGTGGATCCCCTCGCCCTGCACGTTCGAGTCCAGCAGGTTCGCGCCGGAGACCTCGAGGCCGCGCACCGGGTTCAGCTTGGTGACCGTGCAGGTGGCGACCGACTGCAGGTAGGCGTTCCGCGTCGGCCGCTTGAGGCCCAGCGTGGTGGGACCGGTGCTGGCGACCACGTTGAGCTCGATCAGGTACGGGGTGAACCCGCCGGTCCCGACCGCGGCGCTGTAGATCTCGATGACGTCACCCACCGAGAACCCGGCACCGTTGCTCACCGTCAGCGAGGTGGACCGCAGCGGGGCATCCACGGTGGTGGTGGTCGTGACGCCGGTCTCAGACCCGCGGACGTCGATCGTGCCGGTTCCCGAGACCGGGTTTTGCACCTGCAGGAAGGCGCCCGGGTCGAAGATGAACTTGACGTAGGAGGCCGTGCAGATGATCGGGTTCGTGAGGTAGGTCCCGGCCACGGTGTGGACCACGCCGCCGGTGACCGAGGCGCCAGCCACCGCGCCCACGAAGCAGGCCGAGTCGTCGGTCGCGTTGTCGCCCGCGGCGCCATAGGCGCGCACGGCGAAGACCGCCGGATCCCCGCCCTCGCAGACCATCCGCACGCCGGTGTTGAACGTCACCGCGGATGCCGTGTAGGGCATCAGGACCCGCGGCACGAAGACCATCGTCGCGCCGTCCGCGACGGCGGCCGCGATCGCGGCGTTCACCACCGCGGCGTTCTGGGCCGGCGTGCCCGCCGGCAGGGCGATGCTGATGAAGCTGCCGGCGTTGTAGGTCGTCGTCCCGAACGGGCTCTGCTTGACCATGTCCTGCAGCGGCCGGTTGGTGACGTCGGTCAGCGTGGGGTGGTTGGCGCCCACCACCAGCTCGGTCGCCTGCACGTACCGGGGCGTGGTGAGTGTGCTCATCTCAGGATCCCGTTGTAGGTGTAGTGCCCGTCGTAGGGGCCGAAGGCCTCGTAGACGAGGTCGGCGTTCGCCCCCGCGCCGGTGGCCCGGGTCCGGCGGCGCATCACGAACGAGCAGCTCGCGTTGCCCAGCTCGACCGGCCGGCTGTAGCCCGAGACCACCACCTGCACCTGAAAGCTCGAGCCGCTGATGAAGAACGGGGTGCTCGTGATGTCGGTCCCGCTCACCGGGAAGACCTTGACCAGCGTCTGTGCGGTGGGCAGCCCGTCGCGCCACGGGATCACCGCGATGATCGCCTGCGACGGCGCGTCGGCCCGCTGGCGGAACTTCCGGAAGTCGTACCAGCCCAGCGTCCGGTCGAGCCGGAACAGAGTCGAGAGCACGTAGGGCGCGAAGGGCACACCGCCGCTGCCGTCCGCGGCTGCGAAGTCGTTGACGGTGGCCGGGTCGTCCATCGAGTAGATGGCGCCGCCGCTCTGGGTCACCACGTAGATCGGGATCATCCGATCGGCGGCACGAAGCGGACGGTGTTCAGCGAGTCAGGGATCGACCAGAGCGTGTCCTCGGTGCGGGCCCGCACGTACTGGTTGTAGGCCACATCGACCTCGATCACCGCGCCCTGCGCGCAGTTGGCGAAGCTGCCGGCCGAGCTCCACGTGATCCCGTCCGGCGAGGTCTCCGCGATCACCGTGACGTTGCGGATCGTGGTGTTGGTGTTCACGGTGATGAAGACCTGTCGCAGGCCGCCACCCGAGTTGCCGAGGCCGATCGACACGCCGCCCAGCATCGTCTGCACCGGCGAGCTGGGGTTCCAGTACACGAAGGTGGTGTAGAGCCCATTCTTCACGTGCCGGACCCGCCACGAGTACTGCTGGTGGTCGGTCAGGCCGGAGATCGTCCCGCTCTGGATCCCGGCCGGCGCGGTGGCCCAGAGCTGCCACGTGCCGGTCAGATCGAGATACCAGACCTCGGTCGAGGCCGTGAGATCGCCACTGACCCAGACCTCGTTGAAGGATCCCGGGCCGATCGTGTTGACCGAGAGCGTGCTCGGCGGCGCCGAGGGGCCCGACACCGTGGTCGTCGGAATCGCGCTGCCGGCCGCGATCGCGAACGGGGTGGCCGGCACCAGATCCGGCTGCCAGCGCTCGCGCTCGGTGTCCCACGCCCAGAGGATCCACGGGTAGGTCTCCGGCGTGGTGCCCTGCGGGTGCATCCCGAAGAGCACCAGCCGCCGATCGGGGTGGTAGAAGCAGAAGGCCCCGAGCAGGTTGTCGATCGCGTTGAAGTCGGCCTTCCGCGGGCCGACCATCGTCTTCACGTCGAACCCATCGCTCCGGAACGGGCCGGCCGCGCCGATCCCGTACCAGTAGCCCTCGGCGTAGCAGAGTGCCGCGGGATTCGCCACGCCCATGCCGCTGGTGTTGTCCACCTTCTCGATCGCGTACTGCCAGCCCGGGTAGGCCCGGCCGGCGCCCGAGACCCGGTAGAGCTCGTTGGCCTTCGCGACCAGCAGGTAACCGCGGCCCTGCTTCATCGCGGTGATCCGCTGGCCCTTGGCGCCGACGATGACCCATGCGTCCTTGTCGAAGCCGTCGAAGCCGTCGCCCAGTGCGACCGAGCTCGAGGGCGCCCGGCCGAGGAAGCTGTGCCGCAGGTACTCCGGGCTGTCCGGGCCGGTCTCGTCCCCGTACCCAGCGATGAAGAGGACGTTGTTGTAGGTCTCGAGGCAGTAGGGCTGCAGCTCGCGCGCCGTCCCGCCGGCGAAAGCGAACCGCGGGACCTTGGCGTTGGGGCTGCCGCCGCCGATCTGGACGACCGGCACGGTCTGGTTCAGGGACATGAACCAGCGCCGGCTGTTGATCGCGGTGGTGGCGTCCGCGAGGTACACGCCCTCGAAGAGCTCGGTCACCTGCGGGATCGGGGGCCCGCCGGCGTCGGTCCATGCGAACGACGTCTGGTGGCCGCTCGGCAGCAGCGACAGATCGACCTGACTCACCGCCTCCGAGGTGCCCTTAAAGCCCATGTCCTGCGTCATGTACCATGCGTAGCACTTGTGCTGGGCGGTGTCGTAGCCGATCACCAGCCCGCCGATCGACGTCCACGGCCAGATCCCGCAGAGGCCGGTGACGATCGCCGGCGAGCCGGCGTCGTTGTGCAGGGTGTTGACGAGGCGCGAGCCCCCGCGCGTGACGAGCCGGGCCGCCTGCGTCGGCACCAGATTCTGGCCGTCCGCAATCGTCCCCGGATCGTTCAGCGCGATCGGGGTGTTCTTCTCGAGACCCCCGATCCAGCTCGGGATCTCGATGGTCTCATCGCCCTTGAGCTTCATCCGCTCAGGCCGGGTACGCCGGCACTTCCCACCAGCCCATGTCGAGCTCGCAGGTGGGCGCAGTGGTGAGGTTCACGCACCAGAAGATCAGCGCGAGCGAGCTCTGCGGCGCGATCACGTGCGGGCCGAGGTTCAGCCGGTAGGCCGTGGCGGCCGAGCCGGCCTTCGCGGAGCCCGCCCCATCGACGCCGGTGCTGAAGCTGAAGTTGTACTCGTCCCCGACCACCGCGATCGCCGTCGTGGTGCCGGTCTTCATCACGCCGCGCGAGCTGTGGATCAGGTTGCCCGATGCCGCGGCCAGCGTCACCGAGCCCATGTAGACCGAGGCCTGCGGGCCGTAGGGGCCGATGTTGGGCGCCGGGCCCGCCCGGAGCGAGTTCACCGGGCCGTTGTTCGAGGCGTAGGTCTTCGGGGTGACGATCTGCGTCCCGCCCGAGCTGTAGCGCAGGGTCGGATCCAAGGTCGCCACGAAGTCGAACTCCGAGCCCGCGCTGATCGCATCGACCACCGAGACCGACAGCCGGATGTAGTCGGGGATCAGGTACACGTTCGAGTTGGCCGGCGCGCTGTTCATCACCAGCAGCGTGGCGGCGTTGTCGCTGAACGAGGTGCGCGGGTTGAGCAGGATCCCGGTGCCCGGCGTCGGCGTGGTGGCCTTGAAGTACTGGCCTTGGGCCGCGCCCCACCGTCCGCGGGTGGCCTCGAGATACCGAAGTGCGGTGAGAGCGTCCATCAGGCGAAGTCCTCGATGTCGAAGGGGTTCACGCGCGTGCGGCTGACCTGCACGCCGCGCTTGCTGACGTGAGCGATCAACGCGGCCTTCCGGTCGATCCAGCGCTGCTTGAGGTCGGCCGGGAACTCCGACTCGCCCCCGAGGCCGAAGCCGAAGCAGGCCTCGAGCGGCAGCACGTCCTGAAATTGCACCGGGATCCCGCCGGGCGTGTCGGTGTCGAGCACCAGATCCGCCGGCCAGTAGCCGTACTTCAGGTAGAGATTGAGCCCGACCTCGGTGTCCTTCGAGACCCGGATCACCGGCGCGTCGTCGGTCCCGAGCACGCAGAAGTACCCGTTGCCGGCATCGCGCAGCTCCTCCTGCCGGCACTCCTGCATCAGGTCGCCGTCCTCGTTGGTCTTCCGCAGCTCGGACCAGTACGCGAAGTCGGTGATCGCCGGATCCTGCGTGGCGAACGTGTAGGTCTCGAGCGGCTGCGTGGCCCACGCCGGCTGCGAGCTGGCGTCGGGCGTGAGCAGCACTTCCTTGGTCAGGTAGCTGCGGTTGGTCTTGTGGATCTCATCGATCAGCCCGTGGTGGACGTCGCGCAGGAGCTGGTTCAGCACCGCCGGCGTGTAGAGCGGATCGTCGCTGGTGGTGGCGAGGTAGACGAGGAGCTGGGCCCGCAACAGCGCCAGTGGTGACCCGGCCATCGACTACGCTCCCTTCGCGAGGCGCTCCCCGACCTTTGAGGCGAGACTGCGGCGCGGCAGGTCGGTGATGCCGTGACTCGCCGCGACCTTCTCCTTCCCCACGGCCTGCGGGATCCCGAGGTTCGAGTGGCCTTCAGCAGCGGCGTACATCGCACGCCGCTGCTGTTGGCTGACGACAGGATGGACCGGCCGGCCGCCGGGCATGACTACGGCCGGCTGATCTGCGCCGCGCGATCGCCGCTCGTGGGCTGCGGCCGCTCGGTCGTGAGCGCGCCCGGGCCCGTCATCGGCGGCTTCTCGCTGTAGCCCGCCTCATCGGTGCGGCCCTTGTTGCGCTGCTCGAGGCCAATGATCTTCGCGATCGCCGCGTCGTGCTCGTCGTGCTCGTGCCGGCCCGGCTCGTCCAGCTTCGCGAAGTGATGGTCGTTCTGGAACGGGCCGGCCGAGCTGGGCCCGCGCTTCACGCCTCCGATGCCTGCCATGCTGCCTCCCGCCTAGTGGTGCGTGGTGAACCTGTCGTCGTTGCTGCCGTCGCCCGAGAGATCCGAGGCCGCGATATGCCGCTTCGGCGCCGCGGCGCCTTCACCGTGGACGTCGATCATGTGGTCGTCCCGCTGCGCGGCCGGCATCACGTCGGCCGCCCGGAGCCCCTCGCGGACCTGCTTCGGGACCCCGTAGAGCTCGTCGCCGTCGCCCGGGAACTCCTCGACCGGGTCGCAGCGCGAGCCGGTCTCGCCGCCGTACAGATCCTTCATCGCCCGCGCGATCGCGGCGTCGTGCTCCGCGATCTTCATCTCGCCGGCGCCGCCCGTGACGCGCGGATCCGCCCCGAAGGGCCCGTCGCCGCCCTCAACCCGCATGGGACCCCTCCTTCTCGAGCTGCCGCTGCCGGTCCTTCGCCGCCTTCGCCTCGCGCGCCTTCTGGAGGTTCAGGCGGCGGGTGTGGGCGAGCTCGGCCTTCCGGATCGCGACCGGGTCGCTGTTCTCCTCGTGATGCGTGTCGGGCGGGTTGCGGTGCGCCGCCATGTCCCGCTCGAGCTGGAGGACCCGCGCCTGCACCCGCTCCGGCTCCTCGATCCAGCGCTTCGTGGTGAAGAGCCAATCGAGGAAGTCCTCGAACATCTCCGCGGGGTAGGGCTCGGCGCTGAAGTTCTGCTTGTCCCAATCCCAGCGGCGGATCTTGATCGTGCCCTGTGAGGCCTGCGCCGGCTTGGTGCTCACGAGCTGCCTCCACTGTGCAGGTCGCCGCCCTTCTGGAAGCGGAGGGCGAGGTTGCCGCGGCCGCGGAGGGTGGGATCCGAGCTGTGCGCCTCGCGCTCAGCTTCGGCGTGCGTCGAGATCCCGTGCCGCTTCGCGGCGTCGATCACCGGGTGGCCCTTGGCCTGAATCGCGGAGCTGATCCACTTCTTGCCCTCGCGCCTCATGCGACCTTCTCCTTCGGCCGCGGCGTCAGGGTCACTGGCACCGTGATGAGCGGCCCCGCGCCGGCGTCCCGAATCTGGCGCCGGTGGTCCCACACGAAGTCTGCGATCGCTTCGCCCCGCTCGCGGTAGCGCCGCGCCTGCAGCTCGCGGTTGAACCGATACCGGCGCAGCACCTCGCGCTTCGTGGTGCCGGCGCCGTTGAACGGGTTGCCGATGAACGTCCGCTCGAGGTTCGCCAGCGCCTCGCGCATGGTGTCGTCGTTCAGCTCGCGGTAGGGCGCGAGGCCCGTGACCGGGTCCTTCGGCTGGCTGAAGTCGCACCAGAACTGGCTGCGGATCACCCCGTCCGCGCTCGAGAGCAGGAACTCCCAGCGGCCGGCCTCGTAGTTGAAGCGGAGGTCGGCCTTGTCGTCCAGCGCCCGGAGCGCCGCGACCCACTCAGGCTTGGGATCCGGCACTGGGCTCCTCGCTGGGGGCCGGCTCGGCGGCCGGCTCGCTCGTGCTGACCTGTTCCGCCTGCGGCTCCGCGGTGACCGGCTCTTCCACGGCCACCGGCGCCGCGGTCTGGGCCGGCGTCACTTCGACCGGCTCCTCGGTGTCGTAGCGCGACTGCGCCGATGGAGGCACCATCTTCGACCGGAGCAGCGCCTCGGTCTCCGGTGTCCCACGGCCTGCGAGCTCGGCCTTCACCGCCTCGAGGACCGCGAAGTCCTCGTCGTTGATCAGGTGGCTCATGCGAACGCTCCCGTGACCACGGGGCCGAGGTTGTACTTCTGGGTGAAGTAGTTGAACAGCAGCGTCCGCTGGGCCAGCGTGAGCTGCGCGTTGAAGATGATCAGCTCGTAGAGGTCGCAGGCGCAGAAGTTCGAGCCGCCCGCGTTCTGCGCGCCGATCGTCATCACGCCCGAGAAGCCGGTGTTGCCCGAGATCGTCCCGCCGGGGTGGGTGGGCGTGGTGCTGTTGAAGTAGTCGTTGCCCGTCCCGCCGGATCCGGTGATGTCCATGCCGACGATGAACGGCATCTGCGCGCCGGCCACGCCTGACTCCCCGAAGGGGATCAGCCTGGTGTACATCGACCCCGCGGCCAGCGTGGCCCCGTTGCCGACCGTGACGACGCCCGGCGTGGCGTTGGTCACGTAGATGATCGGGATGATGGACGCCCCGGTCGAGTTGAAGATCGTGGACTGCGCGGCCGGGGCGACCGGCAGCGAGGCCACGAGGAAGATCGAGCACGGCGCGGTCTGCGCGACGGTCGCGGTCATGTAGCTGGCCGCCCCGTCGAAGGTCACCTTCGCGTGCTGGTTGGCCCCGCGCTCGGTGTAGGTCGGCTGGTTCGCCGCGGTGTTCTGCACGAACCCGGCCGACACGTTGCCGGAGAGATCCGGCCACACGGCGAGCTTGCCGCCGCGGGCCGGGCTGGCCGTGGCCCCGGGCCCGTTGCCGATCGCGTCGGCATCGAGCCAGAGCGAAACCCCGCCGATCGCGGGCGGGCCGGCGAGTGGGGCGGCCGATTCGCCGCCCCACCCGGGCCGCGTGTGGACGCCGCCGAGGCCGCCCATCAGATCAACGACCCGGAGAGCTGATACGCGCCCCAGAGGGTCGCATCGCAGCCGTCCTCGAAGGTCACGGTGACGCCGCCAGCCGTGGCGACGTTGGTGGTGCCCGGGGTGAACGTGGTCCCGGCGGTGAGCGCGATCTTGAGGACCGCGGCCACGCACAGGTCGTTGGGCATCATGTTGGCCGGCGCCGGCGTCCAGACCGTGGTCGAGCCTTGGTTGGTCGGCCCCTGAATCACCGAGGCCGCGCCGCTGCCGTCGATGCACAGAGCGTAGTGCATCGTCGCGCCCGATCCGCCGGCCGTGACCGCGGTCCCGGTCAGCGTCCAGAAGTTGTCGGTCGCGGTCTTGCTCTTGAACACCCCGTCGATCAGGTAAGTCAGGGTGTTGGTGGTCTTCACCTTCGTGGTGGTCGTCGCCTGCGCGGATCCGCACGCGGTCAGCGCGGCGTTGTTCTCCTCCATCAGGAAGGCGTTGAAGCTCTGCATCAGCGCCCCGCCGGCCCCGGGCCGGCCGCTCAGCGCCTGCCCATCCACCGGGTAGGGGGTCAGTGCGCCGGCCGGCGAGATGCCCGAATCCAGCGGCGCCTCGAACGGCACGACGAGCACGACCTTGAGGTTTCCCATACTCCGCGATCTCCCTTACCGCGCTGGGCCAGCTCCGGAGAGCTGGCCCAGCATCAGGTCAGACGTCAGGCGACCTTGTCGATCGAGCCGACGTCGTTGAGGTCCTCGATCACACCGTTGGCGTTGCGCTGGATCCACGCGAGGTTCCAGTACTTCCGGATGTAGCCCTCGATGGCGTCCTTGTCCACGACCCGATCGAAGACCGCGCCGTCCATGTCGGCCCAATCGGTCCCGACCACGTCGGCCAGCTTCACGCTGGTGGTGTTGATGAAGAACAGCCGGCTGTTGGGCGCGTCGTTGTCCCCGATCACCGGGATCGCCCCGCCGGCGTGGATGATCGCGGCCATCGGCTTGTAGCCGCCCTTGAGCTGCACGTCCTGCCCGTCGAGGCGCCGGAGCGGCAGGAAGATCTCGGAGTACTTGAGCACGATGCCCGGCCGGCAGACGGCGAGGTCCGGCGTCATGCGCGAGCGCGCCCGGATGGTCTCGATCGTCTGCATCACCAGCGAGTCGCTGATGTCGCGCAGGGTGCCGCTGTTGTTGAGGCGCACCGCCTTCCACGCCTGCCCCACCGTCGAGGGGTTGATGGTCTCGAAGGTGCCGGAGTCGTAGACGGCCACGCTCATCCCGCCGGCCTCGCCCGCGACCGAGTTGTCGGTCGTGGCCGTGGCGCGGACGACGAGGTCGCCGGTGGTGGTGTTGGGCGTGCCGCCCGTGACCGTGAAGGTCTGCGCGGCGTGGTTGACCGCGGAGATCGTGAAGGGGCCGCCCGACCGGGCCGACCCGCTCACCGTCCCACCCGAGCAGGCGTAGAACTGGACCACGTCGTTGATGTAGAGGTGCCGCGTCCCGGTCCCGCCGTTGGCCGGCGCGGAGAGCAGGCCGCCGAATCCGTAGTCGCCGTTCGTGACGGTCTGGGTGGTGGAGTTGGCGCCCGAGCTCACCTGCGCCACGCCGAGGGTCGCGCCGCAGAACATCTGGCGGTTCACCTCGAGATCGTGCGCCTGCAGTCGGTCGCTCATCACTTCCGCGAGCGCCGGCCGGAAGGAGCCGGACTGCTTCTTCGTGACTTCGATCGCGAGGCCGTCGAGCGCCATCCGGGTGTAGGTCCGGACCACGTTGATCTGGCCCTGCGAGTACTGGCCGACCGCGGCGGCCGGCAGGTTCTGGTTGGCGCCGGCGTTGGCCGAGCCGCCACCGATCATCGTCTTGACGCCGAAGATCCAGACACGGCCCGTGAACTGCGCGTTCTCGAGCCGGCCGAACTGGGCCTTGAGCGGGACCTCGGGGTTGGCCGCTTGGACGTAGATGCTCGTCCAGTAGTCCTTCGCGAGGTTGTTCAGGTCCACGAGGGTGTTGGGTGTCGCTGCCATGACGATTGCACTCCGAGCCGCAGCTCGTGAGGCGAGCTGCTCTGAAAGCCACCGAACTTCTCAGGGAACGGTGCCTCTCAGCGGCTGGGACTGCCTTGGCCGTGAGGTCGGCTGCGTCGAGTTGGCGGGTTCCGGCCCGGTGCGCGCAGGGGGAGCTGTGCGCTTGCCGGGCCGGTTGACAGGCTCCCGACGAGGCTATGAGTACAAGGCCTCGCCGCAAAACGCAAGAGTGAGCCCTACTCGTCCCGCCGCTTGGTCCAATCGCTGATCAGCTTCTCGCGGCCCTCGCGATCGTTGGGGCCGACCTTCTTCGGCGGCTCGACGCTCCGCGGGCCGGGCGCGGCGCCGCCGGCCGGGGCGGTGTTGGGCGCGCGGCCGCGCTCGAGGACCCGCGCCGTGCGCGCGTTGTGATCCTCGTCGGCCTTGAGGCCCTTGAGCTCGTTGATCTGGGCCTGCAGGGTCGCGATCTCGTCCTTCAGGGGCGAGCTCGCCCGCGTCAGATACTGCGACTCCTGCTCGAAGAGGCTCCGCACCGCGAGCGGCGAGAGCTCCATTGTGCCCTGCTGGAGGCCGATCGAGTAGAGGATCCGCACCCGATCGGGATCCACGGTGGGAAACTCCGCGGCGGCCTGCTGGATCCAGCTATACGCCTCCTCGGTGCCCGAGCGCACTTCGGCTTCGGTCGCCTGCGTGCGGTAGCTCTCGAGCTCGGCCGCGGCCTCGTGGCGCTCGAGCGCATCGGTCGCCAGCTTGGCGAACCGCGGGTTGGTCTGCATCAGCCGGATGTACTCCTGATACTGCTCCCACTTCTGCGGGTCCTTCTGGGCCTCGATCATCTCCTGCTCGCGCTCCTGCAGCCACTGCGCGCGCGCCTCGGCGCGCGCCTGCAGGGCGCGGGCCTCGGTCTGCTGGCGCTCGAAGTCGCGCCGCTGCTGGGCGAGCTCGGCGGTCTTCCGCTGGTAGTCCGACTGCATCATCCCGCCGCGCTGCAGCTCGGTGAGCGGCGTCGTCACGAACGTCTTCCCGCTCGGGAGCTTGAACATCAGGTTCTTCGGCAGGATGTAGGGCTTGCCGTCGAGCAGCGCCTCGACCCCGTCCTTGATCGGGGCCGGCGTGCTGGCCTCGGTCACCGCCCGCTGGGCGTCGTCCTTGCGCCAGCCGGCCTTGACCAGCGCCTCGACCAGCCGGTCGCTGGGGCTCGGCGCGGGCGCGCCGGCCGGTTCCGCCGCGGGCTCCGCGGCCGGCTCAGCCGCCGGCTCCGCGGCCGGCGCCGGGGGCGCGGCCGGCTCGGCCGCGGGCGCCGGCGGGGTCTCGAGGGCCGCGCCGGCACTGCCGGCGGCGACCCATCCACCCACGTCGGGTGGGTTGTTCACGTCTGGGGTTGGCATCGGAAGGCTCCTCGCTTAGGGTTGGCACTCCACGGTGCGCCCCTGCATCACCGAATCCGCAAAGGCGCTGCGACCATTGGTCTGCTCGTACTCGATCACCGGCTGGCCGTGCGGCCACGGCTCGCTGATCGTCTGGCCGAACTGCGGGGACTGCTCGTCATCGATCACGTGGATGTAGCTGCCGAGCAGGGCGCCGCAGCGGGCGCACTTCTCGCCCTTCTCGTCCGCGATGTGGGCGACGTTCACAGGCGGCATGGGCAGGCTCACGACGCGCCTCCGGGTCCGGTGGGTGAGGGCGCGGCGAGCGAGCGATCGCGCGCCGCGGCGCCGGCCGCGGCTTGCGCGCCCGGCACGTTCAGGGGCTGCGGCGGCGTCATCGCCTGCCGGTGGTCCTCGACGTGCTCCATCAGCATCTGGCGCACCTTCCACGGCTGGTCGGTGTCGAGGATGATCTCGAGGTGGACGTCGATGTGGGTCGGGTGATCGTCGTCGTCCGGCAGGAAGACGTCGGACCCGTCCGGGTTCACGAACTTCACCGTGGGCGCCGGCTGGCCGGTCGCCGGATCCAGCTTCGGGCCGCCGGTCTGCGGATCCATGTCCGGCGGGCCCGGCATCGCCTTGATCAGCCCCTTCTGGAAGTTGATGTTCTCGAGGCGGGCCTTGGCGTAGTGCCGGGTCTGGCTGGCGAAGGCGCCCTCGATCCCGCGGCCGAGATCCATGAGCTGCAGGCCCTTCTGCGGCGTCATCCAGCCCTTCTCAGTGAAGTCCTTGATGTCGGCCCGCATCGCGGCCTGCGACTGCGGCCGGAAGCCCTCGAGGTCGATGTCGATCTCGTCGGGATCCGGCAGATCGTCGCCGGTGATCGACTCGACCATGAACCCGAGGTCGGGCCGGTGGACCGGCAGCCAGCGCTCCTCGTCCTTGTCGTAGCCCCAGCGGGCGATCTTGAGCTGGTGGCGGCCCCACTCGATCAGCGAGGTCTTGAGTTGCTGCACCGGATCCGCGAGCTGGCCGGCTTCGGCTTCCTGCAGGAGCTGCACCGCGATCCCGCTCTCGACGCCGGGCGGGACCTGCCCGCGCTGGATCTCGTGGAACGCACCGATGTCGAACATGATCTTCTGGGCCTGCTCGATCAGGCGCCAACGGTCGGGGGTGACGGCGGTGGGACCGACCTTGTGGATGATGCCTTCGAGCGCCTTGTTCATCACGGCGGAATGGAGGGGGACCTTGATGTGCCCGCCGGCGGTGTTGGTCACCTGATCGAACAGCCCCGGCAGATCGAAGCCGATCCACTGGCCGATGCCGGAGAGCCCCTGCTCCTGCAGGACCAAGCCGAATTGCTGGTTCAGCACCTTCTGCGGGCTCACGAGATCCCGCGTGCTCGCCCGGCCGTAGGGATCGTAAGGCCGCCGCTCGTCGTAGATCGCCACGTAGGGCACGATCCCCTGCGGCAGCGGCCCGTCGTTCATCAGCTCGTTGCCCGCGATCGTGATCAGCCGGCCCGCGGGCAGCATCTCGGTCGGCGCTTCCCAGTATTCGGTGAGCAGGGTGAGCTCCCGATCAGGGATGCGGCCACCGTCGCGTCCAGTGAGAAGGTCGTTCCCAGTAATCGTACCATAGGGCGCGGTGATGGAGCGGACGATCGACTCGTAGTTGCGGATCGTGGTGATGCCGGCGACGGTGCTGACGTTCTTCGCGATCTCGCCATAGCGCTCCTTCACGACCGAGATCGGGATCACCTCGGTGTCGGTGAGCCAGCGGAAGCCTTCCGCGGGATCCAGCCCCGCGGCATCGCGGTTGATCCGGATGTTGAAGAGCGAGCGCCACGCGGTGTCCACGTCGCCCGGCCGGTAGCGGTAGGCGCCCTCCTCCATCGGATTCCCCTGCTCATCTGCCAAGAGGTGGCCGGCGGCATCGACCGGGTACTCCATCCGCTCGCCGGTCACGGGATGCGGGGCGAAGACGGTCGCCGTCGTGAGCGCGCCGATCTTGGGGTTCCAGAAACTCTTGAGCCACGTGGCCCCGCATCCGAACGCCAGCCAGAGCGAGGCGCGGACCTTGGCCTCCATGCCGCACTTGCGCCAGCGGGCCTGCAGGAAGTTCGAGCCGATCAGCGCCCGGTCCCGCTCCGCGTAGTCGTTGCTCTTCGGCGTGGCCCGCCAGCTCATCGTCGGGCTCGAGAGCCGCTGCAGCCGGCTCCGGAGAATCGGCCGGATGTAGTTCATCGTCACCCGGACCTTGCCGTCGATGTTGGGCGTGTCCATCCAGACCTTCTCGCGGAGCGCCCAATCGATGTGCTGCCGGCCGTCGATGAAGAGCAGGTGCTGGGTCGCCAGCTTGTAGCGGCCGATCGAATCGAACTGCGTGTCGTTCAGCAGCCGCTGCACCCAATCGACCTTCTTCGCCGGATCCGCGGTCCAATCCGGGTAGTCGGGGGTGCGCGAGAAAGCGAGCGAGCGGGGATCGTTGGCGTCCTGACTCGCGCTCGGCGCGTAGCCGAGCCCAGCGGGTGAGCTCATGGGGCAGCCTCAAGCAGGGGACTCCCGCCGTCGCGTCGAGCCTCGATGAGCTCGATCACGCGGTCCTCGGGATAGTGGAGGTCGTAGTGGAGGCGCCGGACCTCGGCGGCGATCTCCTGCCGCACCTCGGCCGACTCCCAGTTCTGCACGTAGCGGTCCAGCTTCTCGGGCAGCAGCTTGATCTCGACCGGCGGCCGCGGCAGCACGCTCTCGCGCGGGGGGATGATGTTCTGATCCTTCCACGCGGCGTAGAGCCGGTCCTCCGCGATGCGCTTGTCCTGCAGCGCCTGCGCGAGCGCCGCCTCGACGGCCTCGAGGGCGCGCCGGCTGACCCACGGCCACTTCACGAGACTCGTGCCTCGGCGTTGGAGTGGTGGACGATCGCCATCGACCGCTTGCCCTCATCGACCTGTACGATGTCGCCCGGGTGCGGGCCGCCGCTGGTGGCGACACTGGTGGGCCCCGCGCCCTTCAGGAGATTCCGCAGCGCCCAGAGGTGGCGGCCATGCACCACCGCCAGCACGTCGTGCTGCTGGCCGAGCTGGCGCAGCGCCTGCTGGAGCACGCCCCACCGGCCGTAGAAGTCGGCGTAGGATTCGCCGCCCGGGGCGGGGTGCGTGCTGTGGATCCGCTGCAGCCGGTCGAGCGCCGGCTTCGCCTCGGCCACCGTCTTCCCCGAGAGCTCGCCCACGTGCCACGTCCGCATCTCGCGCATCGGCACGACGGGGATCCTCCCGCCCAGCTCCTTCGCGACGAGCTCCGCAGTCTCGTGGGCCCGCGGGAGGTCCGAGCAGAAGATCACCGCCGGCGGGTGGTCCTTCAGCGCCGCGGCGCTCGCGCGCGCGATCGCGCGGCCCTCGTCCGAGAGGCCGATCGACGCCCAGCCGCGGATCCGCTCCTTGGTGGGATCGGTGCCGTTGTGCGGCGTCGGGCCGTGGCGCATCAGCCGCAGGCTCATGTGAGATCGGTCTCGAGGCCGATGTCGAGCTCGCGATCGATGTCGCCGCGGCTGCGGTAGCGCGGCGCCGCGGCGCGCGCCAGTTGCCGCTCACTGTCTTCGGCCTCGCGCACCGACAGGCCATCGACCCGCTCGCGCAGCCGCTGCTTCTTGGTGTCGGGCTCCGCGGGGCTGAAGGGCCGGACGAGCTCCACGTAGCGCAGCGGATCCACGAGATCGTCGTCGGCCTTGATCGGCGTCCCGGGCGGGCTCGCCGGCTTCTGGCGGTAGCGCTGCAGCTCCCAGATCAGCCGGCTGTCGTTGACGTGCCCGTCCCAGCTCGAGGTGAAGAGCGAGGGCAGGAAGTAGCAGTGGGGCGCCCCGAGCTTGCGGCGGCCACGCTCGTCCATCGCGGTCGGATGCCAGTGGCCGGGATCGACCCACGCCACGCGGTTGACGAGATCGATCGAGGCCTTCACGCTGCCGGCGTCCTTCGGCACGTTGGCCGCGAAGAGCCCCTGCTCGGCCATGTTGATCACGGCCTGCGCGCCGGCCCCGCCGGGATCCGCGAAGACGTCCGCGTTGGGGCAGTGCCACGTCGCCAGCATCCGGAAGTAGGCCCGGGCGTGCTCGACGTCAGGCAGGCCCGTCGCGAAGTGCTCGGCCACGTAGAAGCGGTTCCCCTCGTGGTCGATCGCCGTGAGGAGGCCGCCGTGCCGCTTGTTGGGATCGATCGTCAGGATCCAGCTATAGGGCCGGCCGTCCGGCAACCCGGGCAGCAGGTAGTCGCGCCAGTTCTGGGCCCACGGGAAGAGCAGGCCCTCCACGAAGCCGTAGTCCCCGAAGAGCCGGGTGGCCTTCTCCTTGTCGTTCATCACCGGATCCGCGGCGAGCCGGGCGGCGCCGTCCTGCGCGGCGGGGTTATCCGCCATGCCCATCTGGATCAGCGTGATGTTGCCCTTCCGCCACGCGCGATCGGCGCGCAGGTTCTCCGGCTTCACCACCGGCTCGTAGAAGGCGCTGTAGGTCCAATCCATGCCGAGCAGCGGCGTGAAGGTGAAGATCAGCGCCCCGTTGGTGGTGGCGAACCGCTGCATACAGGAGCTGTAGATCCGGGGGTCCTCCGGCTCCTCGTCCAAGATGATCAGGTCCACCGGATCGCCTTCGAACGCGCGGTAGCCCTGATCCTGCGACTTCCCCCAGATCGTCCCGCCGCCGTAGGCGTCGGCCCACGTGATCACCGGGTGCGGGCTCTGGACGTAGGTCGCGCCCATCCCCGCCAGCACCGTCCCGAGGAGCGAGTCCTCCCAGTTCGACTTCCACTTCTCGCCCGTCAGCGGGGCGATCCAGATCTTGAGCGGCCGCTCGGGCGCCCGGAGCCGCTGGTAGAGCGGCCCCTCGCGCCGGACCATCCGGCCGACGATCCCGCGGCCGGCCTGCGTCTTCCCGCTCTGGTTGCCGCCGACGATCACGATGATGTCGGTGTGCGCCGCGAGCGCAAGCCGCTGCTGGCGGTGCCACGGGAAGGTGGGCCACCAGAGCGACTCGAGGGCCGCCGTGAGCTCGGCTGCCGTCTGGATCTTCAGCCGGCCGTCACCAGCTCGGTCGTCCCGAGCTTCAGCGTCCCGGTGGGGTAGCGCTTGTCGCGCAGCGGCTCACGTTTCCACGTCACCCCCTGATCGTCGCCTTGCCCCGGATCCCAGAACATCTGCTGCGTGTGGCCGGGGAGCGGCGCCTTGCCGTCCCAGTTCCGGCCCATCTTCCGCCAGCCCATACCCGCCTCCTCAGAGCTCGAGTCCCACGCCCTGCCCGTAGAGGTACTGCTCCGCGAACGTGATCAAGGTCGGCACCGGCATCCGCGCCACCGCCGGCGCCTCGCGCCGGATCTGCCGCTCGAGCTTTTTCCACGAGCGGGCCGCGGCCTCGCGCCGGAAGAGTTGCAGCAGCACCAGCCGCCGCAACCGATCGTAGCTCCGGATCCGGCCCTGCGGGTCGGTCGCGAGGTTCCGGTAGAATGTCCACGCCTTGGGCGCCGGCCCCTTCAGCTTCGGCCCCTTCGACGGCAGCACCGTCCGCGTCTGGTGCTCCTCGGCCATCGCGGTCTCGCGCTGCGCGCCCGGCACCAGCTCCTGCGCCAGCGTCGGGGCCGGCGTGCCGATCGCCAGCGCCGCCACGATCGACGCGATCGTGAACGCCGCCGGCCGCGGGGTGCCGCGGTGCTGGATCACCGGGTGTCCTTCAGGTCCGCGCCCATCGTCGGCAACCCGCGCTCCATCGCCTTCACGAAGGCCCCTTCGCCGGCGCGGGCGTGCGCGCGCTCCAGCGCCGCGACCCGGGCCTCGAGGTGGTTCACCTGCCGCTCGAGCCGCGTGGTCCGCGAGCTCGTGACGTCCACCAGCCACGGCAGCGGCGTGGCGGCGCTCAGCACCCCGGTCCCCAGCCACCGGATCCAGCGCCATGGGTGGGCCCACGGGACCGGCGGCCGCGGCCGGCCCGGCTCCACGAGCGGCAGGAGCGCCGGCACCTTCACGTCGCGATCCCCCGGCTGCAGTGGCACCGGCCCAGCCGGACCCGGCCCCGGGCCAGCCGCCGCTCGCCCTGCCGGGTCACCACCGGCCTCCCGCACCGGGCGCACATCTCGAGCAGTTCGCGCGAGGGCCGGCCCCCGTCATCGACCAGCACCACGAGCTGGCAGGGCGAAGCCGGCGGGACGTGCGCCGGCCGCAGGCCGAGCTCGGCCGCCCGGCGCGCCACCCGCCGCTGCCGCGCGCTCATCGGATCTGGAACCCGTCGCTCGGCCCGCTCACCACGCGGCAGCCGACGAGCGTGCAGGATCCCGCCACCGCGAAGCCGGCCTCGGCCGCGCACCACTCCGCGAACGTCAGGTCCCGCGGATCCGCGCACCAGCGCTCGAAGTCGTCAGTCAGGGAGGGCATCGATCGCCTCCAGCAGCGCCCGCAGCGCCGGCACCGGCACCTCGTGGTAGCGGTGCAGGGACGCGGTCACCACGTGGACCCGCACCGACCCGCCATCGTACTCGAGCGCCACCGGGTAGTCGCCATCCGCCCGCTGCCGCTCGGTCGGCTTCGGCCACGCGATCACCACCGCGGCCTTCACAGGCCGTGGCCGCAGTGCCCGCACACCGCCTCGGGCTGGTAGCACGGGAGACCGAACACCAGCCGGAAGCGCATCACCACCTGCAGGCTCCCCGCGCTCGCGCTCACCAACTGGTTGCAGAACCGACACACCCACGGGCCCATCACCCACCCCCCACGATCTGGGTCCCGGGCAGCGGCTTCGGCCGCTGCAGCAGGACCTCCACCGGGTTGATCCCGTGCGCCGCGAGCTGGTCCGCGAGGAAGCCGAAGGCCGTCGCCAACTGGCTCGCATCGTTCAGCCGCCGGCCCCCGATCATCGCGACCTCGACCACCACGTCGCGGCCCGACTCCCGCCGGCTCAGCGTGCAGGAGATGAACGCATCCTGCCCCGGCCGCCAGATCCGATGAGGCTCAGGCACGCCGCCGGCCCATCTTCTGCCAGCGCCACCGCGCCCGCTTCCGGGCCTCGGCCGCGCTCACCTTCCGCAGCGGCCCGTACCCCTCACCCCCGATCCACGGCATCAGCCCTCCTTCGGCGTGATCACCACGCGCAAGATCGCCTCGGTGTTGTACGCCAGCTCCACCCCCGCCGGCGTCTTGAAGAGCAGCATCCGCCCACCCGGCCAGCACACACTCTTCGCGTCGGCCTCGAAGACCGCCACCGGCGGCAGGGAGGCCGGCACGCTCGACCGGAAGTGAATGTCCACCTGCACGTTAGGCACGATGCTCTCCCATCAGGCGGAAACTCCAGAGCGAGACCTCGAGCGCCGACCCACCCCGGCCTCGTTCCGGGGGTCGGGGGTGCGGCCGCGGGCGCCGCGCGCACGCCGCGCGCTCTGAGGAACCGCGCGATCCACCGCCGCCCTTGCTGGACCCGATCGCGATCGCTACTGTGGGCACGCCGCACGACGCCGGCGCAACGCTCCCGCCGGCGCACGCAGCTCGAGGGCGAAGGGCACCACGTCGGGGTCGGGCGTCAGCGTCACGAGGAGCGATGGCGCGCCGACCGGGCGCAGGCCGGCGCGCCGCGTGGGGGGATCGAGGGGGGCGCCGACTGTCACGATGGTGTTGAGGAGTTAGGCCCCGACTTCGTATAAGTGGCCTTACGTTAAGCTGGGAATGGCGGCCCAGAGCCAAGATCGCCACTGTCGCCATGTTACGGCGCCCGATTCCGGTTAGATCCTGCCACTGCGGCACGTTCACTGTCATCAGTCCAGCACCTCGAAGTCGGCCTCGACAGCCTCGAGAGCCTTCGCCTTCGCGGCCGCCCCGCCAGCCATCGCGCCGAGGATCCGCGGCAGCGCCTCGAGCACCGCATCCGCGGTGAGCTCGCCGGCCGGCCGCGGCGTGACGTCCTCGACGCGCGCCACCGGCAGGCCCTCGGTGTAGCTGGCGGCCAGCTTCACCGCGGCGATCCGGTCGGCGTTCTTCGTGGTGCCGATGATCGGCTCACCGTTGCGATCGTGGCCCAGCTCCTCGTGAATGTCCCCGCTGATGATCTCGGCCAGCACCTCGGTCGCGCGGCTCTCCTTCAGCGCCCGCGCCAGTCCTCGCACGAACGCACTCGACTTCCGGCCACCCTGCCGGCCGCCGGTCACGAGCCGGCCGCCGTGCGGCTGCGGCCGCATCGGATACCGAGACCGTTCCGAGATTCCGCCTCCCGAGCCACTCGCGAGCGGCTCGCGAGGTTCTCGCGAGTCGGCGGGTGGCTGAGACTCTGGGGTCGGGGCGGGATCGCTCATGCGGCTTCGGCGGCGCGATGGATGGCTTCGAGCAGGGTCCGGCCGTAGCGGAGATCGCAGCGCGGATCTCCGACGACAGCCGCCCAGCGATCGTCGGGCCCGGCGCCGGTGAGCCACTGGGTGCGGCGCTCGGGCGTGACGCGGAGGGCGCGGATGTCGCCGTGCTGCTCTGCGATCTCGGTGATCAGGGCGTCAGCGAGGTTCACGGGGCGCCCTCCGGGGTGTGGAGCGGCTCGAGCCGGCGCGTGAGTACGGTGCCGTCGAGGGTCTCGACGCGCACGTGCCAGCCGTCGTCGTGGCGGATCCAGATCTCGCGGAGCTCGATGGTGTCGGGCATCAGCCGGGCCAGCAGGAATGGGAGCGGCGCATCCGCTCGAGCAGGCCGCGATCGCGCCGGCGGATCCAGAGCCCGTGGGCGAGCAGACCGAAGCCGCCGAGCCATGCGCCGGCGACGAGACCGAGGAGGAACCCGTCGCCCGCGGTCACCGGCGCACCGGCTGGCCCTGCGCGTTGACGAGCGAGCTCGGGCCGGTGGGCGCCTCGCCGGCCCGCTCGAGCGCGGCGAGCGCGGCCTGTCGGACGACGCCGACGTCGGGCGCGCGGGTGCTGTCGAGGTAAGCCACGATGTCGCGCAGGCCGCCGGCCATGATCTCGGCGTTGAAGCCGGGCATCTGGTCGGGGTTGACGACCAGCACGGCGGGGCTGGTGCCGCCGGCGTCGAGGTGCGCGAGCAGCTCGGGCATGATCGACTCGAGCTGGCTGTCGAGCATCGCGTGCAGCGTCTGGCTCAGGCGGGCGCCGGCCTCGAGGATCGCCATCGCCCGCAGCCGCTGCTCCGGGTCCTTGATCCGGTGCAGGCGCCGCTCGAGCTGGCGGCGGGAGCGCTTGGTGGGCGCGAGGGTGCTGGGCTCGACGTCCTCGAGCTTCAGGGCAGGCCGATCGGGCTGGTCCATGGCGGCCGAAGGTAGGGATCAGTCTCGCATCCTGCAAGGTTTCTGGCGTTCTGCGGGAGTCGCTCCGACACAGGCCGCGGGGGATGTTAGGCCGAAGTCCGCGCCGCGGCGCCACTTGCCGCGAACCGTTAGGCACGGCACGAATCCTGCTCACATCGCCGGGTGGCGATGTGACGCCGCAAGAGAAGACCACAGGCCCCGTCCGAAGTCGGGGCCACAGCTCAGGGGGAGCGATGGACACACAGCAGCAAGCAGCGGGCAGCCGGCTCAACGAGCCCTCGATCACCCGGCGGGTGATGACGGCCTGCCAGCGGCTCGAGCAGCGCCACCTCGACGCCCTCGAGGCGGCGCGCGCGGTGGTCGAGGCGATCCAGCCGTTCGCGCCGACGATCATCAAGCTGGTGCGGCAGCACAGCGAGGGCGGGCAGGCCGCGGCGGCCGATCTGGCCGACGTGCTGGCCGAGTGGGACGCCGCCAAGGCGGCGTGGCGCGAGGCCGGCGAGGAGCTCGTGCAGCTCCAGCGCGCGGTGACCGCGTGAAGATCCTCCTCGGGGAGTTCACGGGCCGGCGGGTCGAGCGGATCCAGACCCGCGGCTGGGGCCGGATGTGGATGGCGGTGGACCGGCGGATCTACACCTACCCGGGCGAGCCGTGGGGCTTCGACAACGCGGCCTTCCGGTACTTCCGTGCCGGCACGCCCTTCGACGGCGAGAGCTACCTCTCGCGCCTGTTCGCGAAAGCCACCCGGCACGCCGAGCTCGCCGGCGCGCCGACGCTGGCGGTGGTGCCCGACATCGTCGCCGGCGGCGAGCGGTCGCTGATCTTCTCGCGGCTGTGGGTGGACACCTGCCGCGGCGAGCTGCGGCGCACGTGGCCGTGGTTCCTCGCCGTGCAGGACGGGATGAACCCCACGCAGGTCCGGCGGCACCTGAGCGAGTACGACGGCCTGTTCCTCGGCGGATCCGACGCCTTCAAGGCCACGGCCGCGATGTGGTGCCAGCTCGCGCACGACGAGGGCAAGCGGTTCCACTACGGCCGCGCCGGCACGGCGGCCAAGCTCGAGCGGGCCTACGCGATCGGCGCCGACTCGCTCGACAGTGCGCTGCCCATGTGGACCGAGGCCCGGTGGACCAAGTTCGAGCAGCTCATCGACGGGCTCGAGGCGGATGAGAGCCGGAGGGCGGCGGCATGAGTGGCAACCAGCGCTGGCTCGAGGGCCGGGACAGCTACCGGCCGCCGCTCGAGCGGATCGACCCGGCCCAGTACGAGGTCGCCCCGCTCGAGTCCGACACCGTGGCCCGCAGCTTCATCGAGCGGCACCACTACTCGCACAGCTACCCGGCGGCCCGGGTCCGCGTCGGGCTCGCGCGCCGCGGCGAGCTGGTGGGCGTGGCCGTCTTCAGCCAGCCCACCAACGACCGGGCGATCACCAACGTCTTCGCCGGCCTCGAGGCCCAGCGGGCCGTCGAGCTCGGCCGGTTCGTGCTGCTGGACGAGGTCCCGGGCAACGGCGAGACATGGTTCCTCGCCCGCTGCTTCGAGCTGCTCAGAGCCCGCGGGATCTGCGGCGTGCTGAGCTTCTCGGATCCCGTGGCCCGCACCTCGCAGGACGGGCTCACGGTCTTCCCGGGTCACCTCGGGACGATCTATCAGGCCCACAACGCCCGCTACCTCGGCCGCTCGACGCCGCGGACGCTGGCGCTGCTGCCCGATGGCACGGTGCTGAGTCCGCGGACGATCCAGAAGATCCGGGCCGGCGAGCGCGGCTGGTGCGGCGCGGCCGACCTGCTCGCGCAGTACGGCGCGGCGCCGATCGGCGCCGACGCCGGCCGGCGCGAGCGGCTGACGTGGCTGCATCGCGAGCTCGCGCACCTGACGCGGCCGCTGCGGCACGCCGGCAACCACCGTTACGCATGGAGCCTCGTGCGCCGCCTCGAGCTGCCGGCGCCGCAGGTCTACCCCAAGCAGCTCGTCGCCTGAAGGGGGAGCCGATGGATCACCAGACCTCGACGTTCCGGCTGCAGGCCCGGGACATGGAAGCCAAGCTCGGCCGGGAGCAGGCAGCCAAGCAGGCCACGAAGTTCATGTTCGAGAGCGGCCGCCGCGATCCCGAAGGCCGCTGGTTCTGGTTCATGGTGCTCGCGTGCCTCGTGGGCGTTGAGCAGGCCGAAGAGCAGCGGGCCAAGCTGACCGTCATCCGTGGAGGTGCCCGATGATCCGCACCAGCTTCGCGCGCGAGGCGCGCTGGCACATCGTAACCGACCAGCCGGGGCAGCCACTCCTGATCGAGGACGACGGCCCGTGGTCCAGCCACCCGACGATCACCAACGACGCCGAGGGGGTGGTGGCGAAACTGGTGGCCCGCGGGATCCTGCCGCCGGGCCGCCGGCTGTTCTACGTGGACAGTGACGGCCGCACCGACGAGCTGCTCGTCAGGGACAGCCGGTTCGCCGGCTTCGCGCCGGGCCCGATGCCGGTGATCGAGCCGCGGGTCGGCTTCTGCGCCCGGTGCCACGACAACGCGGTGGCCGAGTGGAGCGAGGAGATGCAGGCGTGGGTCTCGCCGTGCTGCGCCGAGCCGGTGCTGGTCGGAGGTGAGGCGTGACCCGCGCCACGGCACGCCCGCTCCGGCGGGTCGTCGTCGGCCTCCACGGGGAGCTGGTCGCGGAGATCCGCGAGCGCACACTCACGCTGCGGCCGCTCCGGACCCGGCGCGGCGGCCGAGCCGAGCTCGTGATCCCGTGGGAGTCGATCTACATTCGGTCCTTCCCGGTGCCGCGGCGCCGGCGCACCACGCGAGGGCTCCTCCGGTGACCGACACCGAGCACTGGCACCTGAACGCGATCGCCCGGGAGGTCCATGCGCTGGCCCGGCACGAGGCCGAGACCGGCCGGCGGCTGCAGGGCTCGACGCCGGCGACCCGCTGGATCCTCGAGCACCCCGACACCTATCGCCAGCTCGTGGCCCTCGAGGCCCGCGGGCTCGAGCGCGGAGGCTTCGATGACGACTGACACCGTGGCCCGGATCCGCGCCCAGCTCCGGCGGCACGGGGCGCGCGCAGTCGAGATCGGCTACCACGAGCACACCCTGCGCGTGGCCGCGACCGACATCCTGCTGACCGACGTGCTCAGGATCGTGGCCGAGTACGCGCCGGTGGCGCGGGTGACCTACGGGAGCTCGAGCCGGCGGGGCGGGGTGCTGGTGATCCTCGTGCTGGCCCAGTTGGCGGGGCCCTAGACGACGAGTTCGATCCAGACGCCCCAGCAGCACACCACCGGCGCCGCTCGCGATCTGCGGGGGCGCCGGCGGCGTTTCCGGGGGCTCACGGCAGGCCCCGCACGTCGCAGCAGTGCAGCCGCCGCGGGTCGCTCCGGTCCTCGATGTCCCGCTGGAGCACGAAGTCGAGCGCGGTGAGCTTGCCCTTGAGCTTGCCGACCGGCTGGCACTTCCAGAGCCAGTTGGCCGAGCAGAAGGCCACGGTGTACGGCCGCCGGGTCCATGAGCAGCGCCGGATAGCGAACACCAGCGCATTGTTGCCGCTCGGTCGCACCGTGACCCGGCGCACCAGCCGGAAGTCGTTCGACGGGGTGCGGATCACGTCGCCGGCGCGGAGCTCGGAGAGCCACGCCGGCCGCTGGTTCGCCAGCTGGCCTCTAGGCATCGGGCAGGTGGACGTGGACCAGCCCGCTCCACTCGTCCGAGTGCAGCTCGTGGCCCTCGCGGTGCTCCACGATCACCCCGCCGTGCGAGCCGGGGCCGATCACCCGGCCCATGGTGGTCGTGCCCGGGATGAAGAACCGGGCGCCGGCCTCGACCCGGCAGAGCGGCCGGCAGGGCATGGTGCGGACCATCGCGATCTCCGCTGCTTCCCGGCTCATCGTCCGGCCTCCCCGGCGCGCCCCGACGCCAGCACGGCGTCGAGTCCACAGGTGCAAACGTTCGTGTCGTGCGCCTCGCAGTCGCGCTTGTGGGCCACGTAGGCACGGAGCGGATTCTCGCTCACGAATGCATCGCAGTTGCAACCACGTTCGAGGCAGGACAGCCCGTCCACCGATTTCGCGTGTGCCGCTCGAACGTGCCCGCGCCGACAAACCAGCGTCTCGCGGTCGGTCGCGGGGGCCGCCGCCAGCGCATCGAGCACGTCCCAGATGCGCTCCAGCAACTCGCGCTCCGCTGACACGTCGCGGGCCGCCGCCAGCCGCCGCAGCAGGGCGATGAGCCAGTCGCGCTCATCCGCAGTCAGCTCGTAGGCAACGTGCCAGCCGCCCTTCCGCTTGTGGCGACGGTTGCCGATGGCGATGCGCTCGGCCAGTTCCCGCGCCCGCGCTTGGTCGTCAGACATCGCGCATCACTCCGTGTTCGATGACCACATGGAAGCCGCCTTCATGGGCGATGGAGCCGACGACCGACGCCTTGCCGTCCGCGTCGAACGACAGCTTGTGTCGAGTGCCGCTTTCCGTGTCTATCCAGTGCAACGCGTGGCCGGGACCGAGCGGCCAGTGATACGAGTATCCCCGGCCATCGGGCAGGCGCTCGAACACAAACGGCTGGCCGTGGTAATCCACGGCGAACGACTCGGGCCGCTGTGGGTCGCCCGCGCCCGGCGCGCCGCTCACCGAATCGTTGCTCACGGTCAGCACTCCAGTAGCCAGTGACGGCGGTTCGGGTCGTCGAGGCACGGCGCGGGCAACTTCGTGCCGTCGTCCAGTTTCCGGCGCTTGGCCTTCTGCCACGGCCCGACACCCGTGGGCAGTTGCGAGTTCGCCTCGCGCAGCACATTGGCGATCTTCGTCCCCTTCGGCGCGCAGGCAACCGCGTGGCAGATACCTGCCGCTCTCACCGTGATCGTGTCGCTCATCCGTCCCTCCCCGGCGGGCTCGCGCCCGCCCCGAGTGCATCGTCTAGGCCAAAGGCGCTCCGCAGCCGCGCCAGCTCCGCCTCGGCCCGCTCGGCACGGCGGAGCCATTCTGCGGGCTCACAGTCGTCAAGCGGTCGTTCCGGCGTCCGCTCTGGCTCGCGGGCCGCCGAGGCCCGCTCCAACGCCGACAGGGCTTCGTTGACCTTCATCGTATGGTCTGAGAGCGGGCGCCGATCAGGCTCCAGACAATCCCGCATCACGCACCACCGTCCCAGCGCCAGCAGCAACGCCTCGGCCTCGGCCGTGTAGCGGGCGCTCACGACACGCCTACGGCAGCGGCGAGTTTCTTGGGCATGGGCACCCGGATGAAGAACTCGGGGTTGCCACGCGAGCCGAGGCGCACCTGCACCACTCGTCGGCACGCAATGGCAGTCACCAATGAGGCGACTACTTCATCCTGCCGGTGCGCCGGATACGCGCACAGTCCGATGCTTACCCATTCCAGCTTGCTCATGCGTTCCCCCGGTGGGCGCTCACCGCCCCCGCTTGCGTTTACCAGTCCACCTCTGAGTTCGCCGCCTCTAGTGCGTCTTTCGACGCCGCCTTGTAGTCGAATGCGGACAGGTTCTCGTTGAGCTGGTCGGCGTACAGCGCGGCCAGTTCATCGGCTGGCAGTTGTCGGATCGCCGCGAGAATGCAGGCGGGGCAGTCGTGCGCCGCACGCTGAAGCGCGGGCAGCACGGGCGACTCCGAACGCAACGCCGCGAGAAGTTCCGCCATCGGCGCCTGCGTCTCACCGAGCAACTTGCAGAACCGGCACACGCGATTCGGGTTCATTGTGCAATGGCGCTCGTGATCCGCCAGCGTGCGACCGCTCGACTTCTTGCAAAAATCGCAGTAGTAGCGCCAGCGCATGATGCGTCTCATCGCAACTCCTGGTTCACGGCGTGCGCGCCCGCCCCGGCCCGCGCTCCCGATGCTCGCGTACCCACGCCACCATGAAGGCGTCCGTCGCCAGCGTGGCCCCGCGATTCAGCGCCCTCGCGTGCCGCGGCGCCGTCAGGTCATAGTGCGGAAAGTCGGGCCGGTCCTGAAACCACTTGCGCTTGAGGCCAAGCACCGCCACGGCGAAGTGGTGCAACTCCTCTGGCGTGTCCGCGAACAGGTGCGCGCTCGGCCCCAAGTTCCAGCCCCATTCCCGCAGACGGTCCACGTACACGCTCATCGGGGGCGCCCGCCCGGCTCGGCCAACACGCCTGATGACCCGGCCGTTAGGATACCGGACTCGCAGCATCGCTCCCCCCTTCGGTTGCACGTGCAACAGGGCCATGCAGCTCGATCCAATCCTCGAGCCGGCAGATGACCAGCGCGCTGCGGTCATGCGTGCGCCGCGGCTTCCAGACCACGAGGCCGATCTTCGCCGGCCGGCGCTTCAGGCCGGCGGCCACGATGCCGTCGAGCCATTCCTGCAGGTAGGCCGGCATGGCGCGGCCGAGCTTGGCCTGCACCACGAAGAGCTCGTTCTCGAGGTCGGCGCCGGCCCGCTCGCCGGTCACCGGGATCCGCCGGACTCCGAAGAGCCCGGCGACCCGGCGCTCGAACTTCTTCCAGCTCCGCTCGCTCACCGGAGCCGGCGCTCCATCTGGGGCGGGGCCGGCTCGGCCCGCGGGCCCGAGCCCACCTCGAGGTCGATCGCGCGCAGGTGCTCGAGCGCGGCCTCGAGGAAGCGGTTCACCCGGTTGAGGCCGGCGATCGTCTGGCTCAGCAGGCCGCCGACGTCCTTCCCGCCTTCGGCTTCGGCTGGCGGCTCGATGTAGCCGCACAGGTCGGCCCGCAGGCTCAGGGCCCGCGTCCGAAGCTGCGAGCCGTTCTCCATCGCCCGCGCCAGCTCCATCTCGATCCGGTTGCGATCGCGCTCCTTCATCGACCCTTCGCCCACGGTCTCCCCCTTCAGGTGGTGGTGCGCTCGTCCGGCACCCGGTACTCGTACAGGCCGGCGGCGGTGCGGATCCGCCGGCGTTCGACGGTGAGCTCGTGCGGTGGCTTCCGGAGGTCGCGGATCCGCGCCGACGCGCCGGCCTCGGAGCAGCCGCAGCGCTCCGCGAGCTCGGCCAGTGTGTGCCAGCGGTGGTCGCCCATCAGCATGAGGACCCGCTCGAGCTGGGTGCGGATCCGCGGGGCGGCCTCGAGGAAGTCGAGCTGCACGGCGGTCTTCATCCCCAATCCTCGATCCCGCCGACGTTCATCCAGCGAGTCGCCCGGCCGCTGGTGTCGAACTTCAGGGGCCGCGGCCGCTGGATGGTCTTCTTCACGGTCGGCGTGTCGATCCACTCGCCCGGCCGGCGCTCGAGCTGCAGCCGCCACCAGCTCGGCCCGATCGCACTCAGGCACCGGGTGCAGGTCACGTCGGCCCGCCGCGGCGTGAGGCTCACGGTCTTCGCGCCGCACTCAGCCGTCTTGAAGCCGTCCACCTCGTACTCGAGGTGAACTCGTCGCTCCGTTGCCATCGCTCCCCCGTTGGTTGACTTCCCGCAGCAACCGCTTGCCCTCGCGCCGGCAGGCCTGCGCCGCGGCCCGCCACCCGAGCCGGTCCTCGGGCTTCAGCTCATGCCGGCTGGTCGCGTGGATCAGGTACTGGTAGGCCGCGATCAGCGCGATGCCCTTCTGGCCGGGCTGTAGCTTCACGTGGCCCCCGCGGCGGCCCGCGACTCGCGGGCGATCTGCCGGACCCGCTCCATCGCCTCGGCCTGCTCGGCGCGGATCCGCTCCTGCTCCTCCGGCGACCGCGGCGGATCTGCGGCCAACTCGAGCGCCGGCGGCACCGGCCGCGGCTTCGGCGGGGCCTTCGGCACGAAGTCGAGGTAGGGCTTGTCGCGGCCGTAGAAGGTCGAGCCCCGCTGGATGAACTCCGTCCCCACCTTGTCCTCGCTGATCGCCCAGCGCTTGTAGCCCAACGTGCCTGCCAGCATCACCTGTGGATCCTCGCCGCTCGCCACGCGCGCCAGCCACTGCCGGAGCGCCGCGAGCCGGGGATTGGATCCGGAGCGCCGCGGGTACTGGTCCCACGCCTGCATGAAGATCGGGTGGTCCTGTGTCACCGGGATGTTCTTCCGCCTCGGCTTCTCTGTCCCAGCCGGCGGCACCGCCGCCGGCGGCGTGGGGGGTTGGGGGGAAGAAGACTCTGGACTCCTAGACTCAAGACTCATAGACTCCCTGCGCGAGGGTCTCGCGAGACTCTCGCGAGGCTCTCGAGAGACTTTCGCGAGGAAGGACTGCGAGGGATGGTCTATCTTCTGATGCTTCAGGAAGTTGACGATGTGCCCGAGTGGTCCATCAGCGGTGTCGAACAGCTCGATGCGGCCGATCGACGCCAGCTCATCGAGCCACCGCACCAGTGCCGCCTCGTCCACGTCGGCGTCATGTGGGTACAGCGAGCCCGCTAGGCTCTTCGGCGTGGCGCGGAACCAGCCCTCGTCGTCGGCCTCGAGCCAGAGGTACACGAACGTCAGGCGCGCATCTCGCGAGGCCCTCGCGAGCGTGCGGTCGCTGCGGACCTCCGGCTTGATCGAGCGGATGCGCGGCATCAGCGGATCCCGAGCTCGCGGATCGCGGCCTCGACCAGCCGGGCGTCCTCGTCCCGGTAGGCCTGCTCGACGTCGGCCATGCTGAGCACGGCCTCGCCCCGGATCAGCCGGCTGGCATAGAGCTGGCGCACGTCGTCGTAGGCCACCTGCGGGTAGCGCACGCCGATCTCGAGCAGGTAGTCGGTCGCCACCGTCACCCCGTAGATCACGAGGAGCCGGTCGGTGGCACTGAGGTCCGGCTTACTCAGCTTGTCCCAGAACACCAGCTCCCCCTTGGATCCGCGCCGCACACCCGGCGCACAGCCGCGTGCCGGCGACCGAGGTGTGGACGATCTTCTTCAGGTTCCCACACTCGCTGC